AAATCCACGTCTGATTGGTCAGCAAGTTGTTTTAATGTTGGAGACCCATCTTCTGTTGATGCATTATTAGCATCAGAAGGAACTGCTCTTGAAACTTTTAAATTGTTTCCATACTTTAGGAAACTTGCCGCTGTAAAGAAACTTCTGTCAGTGGGGTCACCAATTGTGTTTGGTACACCGAAAATAGACCCAAGGGCCTTTTCTGAATTAATTGTTACAGGTTGTCCAAAAGGGCCCCAATTGAAAAATCCAGCATATGCACCAACAGATGTTGATAACGCTGGGACGAAATTGGTAGCGTCAGTTTCTCGAACTTGAACTCCGGGTGATACTAGGAATGCCATAGTTGTTTTCTCCTTAAATTTTCTTCGTTTGTTAATAAGTTGTTCATAATAAGATATTCAATAAAGTTATTTATACTAAATGGTTCTTTACAAACTCATTTTGATAATTTGATAATTGTAATTGTTTGTTTAACGTTTACGGTTTTATTTATAATTTCCACTCTTTTAACTCTTTAACCATTTGGTCATGATTCACGGTAAATGAATCAGTTGAGTTAGGATTAAAACCACCATCGATATAACCAAACGGAGGCAGGTCTTCTTCCAGTTGTTGTAACTTTTCATAATACAACAACTCTTTTATTTCTATATCTGTTAAACTAGTAAAAATATCTGTGCTAGTAAACCAAGAAAACAAGACTAGGTTCATAACGCAATCATCATGAACACCATTTGCACCGGCAAAACTAGAACCCTTAGGTTCAAAGGCACTTAACTCAGCAATTGTTTCGCCGTCAGAAATATCAAGTTTATTACCTTCGATCAAATCCTTTAATGTACTACATCCAATCCTTTTCACTTTTTGTGACATAGTAACACCAATACCATTACTCTTAACCGTACTAGTGGTAAAAGTATTTTCATACTCATAGTCATAATAAACAGCATTACAAACAACCATGCCGGCATCATTGTTTTCAATTATCACAAGAGCATTGTTATATGTCTTGGCGGCCCTCATAATGTACTCTGGAAAAAGTAACGGACTAATTGTATTGTTCCGATATGTGCAAACCTGTTGAAAAGGTTCATTGGTTACATCAACCACCGAAAAAGTACTGTAATCCATACCCCTACCCTTTGAAACATCAGCACAAAGAATATACTGATGGTCTTCCTTTGGTTCAATATAATACTTAATATCATATTTTTCTTTAAGGGGTTTCAGTGCAGTCATCCCCAAAAGAATATTAATATCAATCAGTGTTTTTGTAGTTCCTAAAAATGATACTTCAAACTCTTGTTCAAATTGAGCAACACTCGTATTGGCAATGGTTTGTTCTTTCCATGCATCATCTCGGCCTGGAACATCTCTCCATTTAATTGTAAATGGTTTAAATTCATTTGCATTTTGAGACGCACTTAACCATAGTTTGTAAAACATATTACCAATACCATTAGGAGTACTACAAATAATTACCTTAGTATCTTTACCACTCGAAATTACAGGATACGTACTGGTATAAAACTCATTCGCATTTTGTACAAAGGCAAACTCATCAAGGAAAATTACGTTTAAACTCAAACCACGAACTGAACTTGAACTTGTGGCGGCTGCAATAATCTCTGAATTATTACTAAACTGAATACTACCTTTGTTCAACACCTTTACACCTGGTTGGAGAAAGAAAGGAAGATTTTCTAACATAAGTGTTAGTCTACCAAGCATCTCCCTGGCAGTCGCACCTTTGTTAGCCAATATACCTACCTTCTTCTCGGGATTAAAGATTAAATAATGCAACAACCATGCTACACTAGTAATACTTTTACCACTTTGTCTACAAGCAAGAACTATGTTGAATCGGTTATCACTATAGTGATTCACCATATCCTTTTGATAACCTCGCAATTCAAAAGGCACCAACCCATCATCTAGACTAATAACTTTAACGTAATTCTTACAAAAATGTTCAACGCTGTTCATACAACGAACATACTCAGCAACCTCATTCTCAGAAAACGGTTGTTCAACACCAGTCTTCTTTACTCTAGGGTTTCCGTTGTATGAATAATTATGTCCAATCATTGACTTTATAGCTATTTTACGTAAAAAGTAACTTTTCTCTTATTTTACGGGCAAAAACGTATAGATACTATAGAGGTTAATGAAAAAGAAAGAGAGTTTGATTAATCCCCCGCCTCTCAAGGGCTGAACAATAGTTGTACAGTTATTCAACATCAATGACACTATCCTTATTGTTAAGTAACAGTTTCTGTAGTTCGGTAGTTGTTCCAACAAAGATTGCATTGTTAGTGGTGGATGAAGATGTATTAGATGTATCATCATTACGTAAGTCTTTACGACTCTTAGATAAGTCCATCAATTGATTGTTCATCTCTGCATTCTGTTTAATTAGATTACCCAACACCTCAAAAGCACGTGGGTGTTCAGCGTCAGAAGCAAGATTATGCATCATTTCTATTGCATCATCACTTGTATTTATCAACCCTTTTATGTGGTTTCTAGCATAAGTGAAGTCATCTTCTACATCAACTATAGTGTCTTCCGGAGACGGTATTTCTTTAGTTACTATTTGATTCGAACTGTTGCAATTTGCTGTTAAAGCATCCATTATATCATTCCTCTCTTTCTTCATATCTTATGGAGTGTTTGGTGGCCATTCACTTTCACCATCTAATAATTCATCTGTCCCCAATTCAACTACACAGGTGAAATCTGATGGACTATCAAATGGTGACCCTGTTCTTACAACGACTGCTTCTTGGAATTCACCTTCACACGTACGTAGATTTGTTCGTACGGCCTTAATGATTCCACCTTCATTAAGGTCAATAGGAAGGGAAAACTTGACTGGTAGACTATAAGAAAGTGTGTAAATGATTAATCTTCTACTTGCTTCATAATCTCCCTCATATGAATCTTCAAAAGACAAACTGTTCATTACAATTGGTATATCAGTTTTGGAGTCCGGACCTTCTAGTCCCTTTACTGTTACCGTGTAACTTGGATTAAAAAATGGGATGATTTGTTCAACTATTTGAAGTGCTTCATCATGACCCCTAGACATGACGTTTAAGTCAATATTGATTTTATAAGCAACGCTTTGCCAAACCTTATGACGTTTTCCGGTTTTAGGGTCAGTTTGTAATGTTCTTTGTAATCGATTGAGTTTTGATTCAGTGTCAGGTTCGAATGAACTTATCTCAAATGCCATACGAGGAAGTTTGATTGCTACATCGCTACCTTCATCTTCCGGATTTGTAACATGTAAACGTGTGAGATATCTTTCCTTAGGTGCATAGGCGAGGGGTACCCTTTGCAACGCCTGAGTGTCTCCATTTTGATATTTGGCAATTTTGATATCGTTAAAGAGACTGCCAAACAAAGCAATTATCTTCTTGATGTTACCGTTATAATAATAATCGTTACGTAACATAATTATGGGTTGTTGGTATTATATGGTTCTCCAAAGGGATTGGTTTCGGACCAATCAATAAACATACTTGATGTTTCCGCAAATTCATTGTTTTGTACATTAACATCGTTGAGGAAAATATCTTCGTCGTCGTCCCCTAAGTCATATGCATATGTTACTTCAGCAATGGCAGATCTTTCCTCATTTGTTAATGTTATGATTGTTCCTACTGGAATTGATAAGTTATTCGAATCATTAAAAGTGATTGGTCCGACAAATATAGTTGTGTAATCTTCAAACGTTTCATACCGTAACATTTCAGCTGTTGCGGTAGGTGACGGCGATGTATTGCTTGGAAGGGTGAATGTTAAATCTTCCCCAATTCCGAAAACTTCTGGTGGTGAACCTTGGTGTTCTACTTTAAATTTATATCCCTGTGAATGGTCACTTTGTACATTATCAATCTCCGGAATCCCAGTATCAATCTCTTGACTTTCATATTCAAACAACTCACAAATCAACTTATAAGTTACAAGGTCATTAAGTTGGAAAAATGGTTTTTTATCTTCAACAAACTTAATTTCAAACAACCCCTTGGTGAGCGGAAAATATATTAGGTCACCTTCACGTGGTTTGGTGCTTGTTCCAACACGACCAAAACGTGAGACCAACTGATTCCATCTTCGGCTGGCAACAACAAGGGTAACTTGGTCACGTATCTCTAAACCAAAACGAGATAAAAATTTACCATCACCTTCAAATCCATCAACACTTTCGATGTACGTTTCAATAGTAAATGCGTTATCGAATTTAGAAATCAGGTCTTCCGTAAGTATACCATCACGTTTAACAATCTTACGTGGGATGTAAAACACATCATAACCATAAATCTTAATTGCCTCTATGATGATATCTTCATAAAGGTCTTGTTCGGTAGTTTTACCGTTTTTAAAATATACATTACGAGGCATAATAGTATTTTAACCCATGTAGAAATCAACGGGTTGGCCATATTTACCTTCCCATTGTTCTTCCATTTCTCTAATTTCATCAACAGCTTCCTGATAGATTTGGGCACCATTAATGGTAACGCCGCCAGGTAACTGCATACCCTCAAATTTCTTAAGATTGTTACCCCACTGTCTTTTTAAAATCGCAGTAAGATAACGTTTCAACGCCATATCATTATACACCTCAGGATACGTTTCGGGGTTAACTCCGGTATAACATTCAATGATAAGGTAATCGCCTGGTTTTAAGTGTTCTGTCCAGTCTGTCAAGATGTGGAGAGTGTTTTGGTGACGACTATAGGTTACTTGTTGACTGTTCCCTGTGATAAGATGTTCAATCATTCCAAGGTAGTCTTTAGTCATTGCATAGTTAATAAGTCCTTGTCCGGATCGTAATCCGTGTACGTCGTTTAAGAACATCTGATACTTCACGTTGAACATGCCTCCCGCTTCCGAATCAATGATGTTAAGAATTTTAACAACACTCAATACAGCATCCGGAAGTTCAATTATTTTATCTTCAATATCCTCTTGTGTAACCTCATACTTGATGAAAGTTCTTACAACTGCATCAGCATGATATTCTTGATAAAACTGAATCGCCTCATCGATACGGTCTTCAATTTGATCTTCATCAATATTAATCTCTAACACTGGTGCGCCTAGTTGACGCAAACAGTATTCAGCGAGTTCGGTTCGTGATAAAGGAATAGACATATCTTATTTTCTTAGAAGGTTGCAATCAACTCATTAATTTCTACTCTGGCCGTCCACTCAATAATCTCGCTTCGCGTTGTATAACTGCCGCTGCTGTTACCTCTACAACGTATTCGTAATTTGCCATCGGTGTGGCCATCAACTACAACACTCCAAGAACCTTCTGTCCCGTCTTTTACATCCGATGTAAAAGACCCAATGGTTGTTATTACAACTCCACCAGAATCACTACTTCGTTTTATTCCACCAAATAATTTATAAACTGAACAATCACCAACCGACCCAACATCATTAGGTGTTGGAGTATCATTATCTTTTAATGTTCCTCCAGTTCTTACACCAGAAACTAATACTGAAACTGCCCATATAGATCTTTCTGGGATTATTAATGCGTCCGGATGATCTCGATGTGAAGGATCTAATGTTAATGCAGTATATGAATCACCAATAGATTGTCCAGACAACACAAATGTTTTATTTAGATCAATCTCTATTATGTTTTGATCAACTTCAGTTTCAAGTTCTTGAAGTGAACCTTTGACAGTGTTATTATCAGTAATCGTTGTTCCAGTGAATGTACCAAGGTGTAAATCACCGTCACTTGTACCTTGGGTTGTTCTTATATCATCAATATCAATTCGAGCTTCATCAACTTCAGTTTCAAGTTGTTGAAGAGCCCCTTTAACTGTATTATTATCGCTTATAGTGATTCCGCTAAATGTTCCAAGATGAGTATCATCAAGTGAGGTGCCCTGAGTAGTTCTTACCTTCTCCGTTTCAGTTTCAAGTTCTTGAAGTGAACCTTTGACAGTGTTAGAATCGCTTATAGTGCTTCCAGTGAATGTACCAAGGTGTAAATCATTAAGTGTTGTACCTTGGGTTGTTCTTACCTTCTCCGTTTCAGTTTCAAGTTCTTGAAGTGAACCTTTGACAGTGTTATTATCGCTTATAGTGATTCCGCTAAATGTTTCAAGGTGTAAATCACCGTCACTTGTACCTTGGGTTGTTCTTATATCATCAATATCAATTCGAGCTTCATCAGCTAAATAATCTAATTCTTTAATTCCAGACAAAACTACACCAATAGCATCAGTATTTGAAATATGACCTGTACTTTCTCCTACACCAAACGCTTCATAAAAGTCTTGAGAAGTTGGGCTGATGTGTTTTATTAGAGGTTCATCAGGTCTATATGTATGATGACTAATCAGATTCCAATTATATATGTTAAGAGATGAAATAGCCGATAAAACGGAGGAAGTATCACTTGTTTGACCATAATAAGTATCAGAGTCAGGCACCTCCCGTGGGGGTGTTGAAGTTACTAAATTTCCTAAATTTTCAATTTGATTATTATCTGCCATAGTAATAGTATTTATATTTATTTATATGATAAAAATATTATAGATAGTATATAGGGGGGGGTTATTAACAACATTAAATTAAACAAATTATGAATGAAGTAGAAGAAGTAGTATATATTAACAGCACCTTTGCTGAGAACATGAAATCTCTGGGCATGGGTATTATCGATAAAATTCAGGTTTATCGCCGTGAAAAAGATAAAGTATTTTTCAAAGCAGGAAAACGTGGACGATTTCATTTAACCGAAGAAGAATTAGCTGAAGTTCGTATTCCAGATCCAAACTAATCTTTATCATCATCTACAAGGAGATCTTCTGGGCAGGTTGGAATCACTGCTCTACACGGCAATTTTCCAATTTCCGTTAATACACTGTTAGCTAAGCGTTCAACGCCGTCTTGTCTACCTTCTAATACACCAATTTTTTGAGTTAACTCCAGTAGTTTAGAATTAGCTTCTT